ACAAATAGTTGAACAAGTTTGGATTGAAAGAATAGCGAAAAAGCGTAAGACATTCGACTTCTACCATCCCTATCCTGTTTTTGAGGAATTTCATCGACTTGGAAATGAAACTTCCATTCGTCTGCTTTTGGCAGCCAACCGAATCGGAAAGACCTATAGCTGTCTGGTTGAGTTTGTCATGCACGCCACAGGAAGCTATCCTGATGACTGGAAGGGCTATCGTTACGGAAAGCATAATCTCACAATGTGGGCAGGTGGTATTAGTGGTGTAGAGGCTGACGATATTGTGGAGCGTCTGTTTGAGGGAGATGGAGATGATGCTCCTCCCTTGATTCACGAATCACTGCTGATCTATCAAAACAAAAAAACAAGGTATTACAAGGTCAAACGTGCGGGTGGCGGCGTTACCAAAATCCGCATTAAAACTTATGGCGTAGGAGAGAAAAAGAACAAACATTCTACATGGAAAGCAAGGCATGTTGATTGCATCTTTTTAGATGAAGAGCCTACTATGTCCGTTTTTACCGAGTGCTGTATTCGTATTACGAATATCAATCCTGATGACCACGGAATGATTATCATTGCGGCGACTTGTACGCAATTTTCTGAATTTGTGCTAAGATTCACGCAGAAAATTGAGAGAGTGAAGATTTTGGTTGAGTCTCAGGAAAGAATTGAAGAAAAACAAGTTAATATTGCATCAGGTGAGATTGTAGACGGCAAAGTATTTTTACTGGCTGGCTTGGATGATGCGGCACATTTGAGCGATGAAGCAAAGCAACAGATGATTGCAAACATTATTCCCTCTGAAATCGAGGCACGGACTAAAGGAATGCCGTCTATCGGTTCTGGTATGGTTTATCCTGTGTTGGAAGAGTTTATCACCTGTGATCCCTTTGAGATTCCTGAAAGCTATCGTAGAATTGTCGGAATGGATTTTGGATGGACCGATCCAACCGCTTTAACCTTTGGCGCAATTAATGACGACAATGGAATTCTTTATCTCTATTACGAATATTCTGTGGGACAAAAAACACCTGATGGGCATTTGTCTGATTTAAGAACCATGCGCCTTGCTGATGCTTTGTTTTGGTCGCCCATTATGGCTGATCCCGCAGGTCAGTCTTCTTCTCAAAAAGACGGCGAGAAACTAATGGAAATCTATGAGGAACTCAACCTTGAATTGATTAAAGCGGATAATTCTATCTCTACGGGCATTCTTAAAGTGCTTCAGATGATGAGAGATGGACGCATTAAAATTATGCGTGGCAGATGTCCTAAGCTCATGAACGAAATTAAAACGTATGCTTATGGTTCTGATGGTAAGATTATTGGTGGAAATGATCACCTTTTGGATGCTATGCGATATATGGTTATGGGTCTTATTCATGCGCGTACAAAGACAGATACTTTTTCCATGACTTACGGAACGCCTAAGCAAGGATTTTTTGCATGACAATTACTCTTTCAAGCTCAAAAAGTGAAATTTTGGATTTTGTCACCAGAACGTGGAGACGAGGAGCGAATCATATCGTTTATATGAGATGGCGTCAGTACTGCATTGACCAGAACAGTCAATATGATGGGGGTGAGGGTCAATGGTTAAAGGCAGATATTCAAGCCTTAAAAGAAGCGGGAGAAATTCCGATTACAGTAAATGTGACCTCTGGCTTTGTTGATACATTGAGAGGCGTTGAATCAGAATCAAAATATCGCAATATTGCTCGTGTTGATGACGATAGTGAAGAGGCGAGGAATGCAGGCAGAGCTTTAACCCAATTTTTACTTTGGTGGCAGGAAGAGAACAATTTACAATTTGTTGACTCATTGCGATTTAAAGATACTCTTGTTGGGGGCATCTCATGGGGAAATGCTTATTACGAAGACGGATTTATCAAAGGGGAGTGGATAGATCCTCTTTCAATGATTTTTGATGCGAATGACATTACACCGCAATTTACAGATTCAGACTTTGCGGGAAGAATGCACTGGATGAGACCTGAAGATTTGAAGCTGATGTTTAAGTCAAAGGTTAAAGACCTTGTCCTTGATGACTATCAAGCAGATACAGAATATTTAGCGGGTGCCCTTTTGAATCGTACATCTGTAATGGTGGAACAAACAAGAGATATGCTTATGCAGGGTAAGCGTCTGGTTTGCGAGCTACAGTATAAGATTCCTGCAATGGCTTATCGTGGAACGGCAAAAAACGGACGAGGATTTACAACCTTCGACTTGGAAAAAGCGGAAGAGGTCGCTCTTTCCCCAAAGGATATTGAACAATATCCGTCCAAACGTATTATGCGAACATTGTTTTTTAATGAAATCATTCTCAGCCATTCTTTTTTAACGCCTTCTTATCCAGATCAACAGGATTTTTCATATATTCCTTTCGTTTGGAAAAGACGTAATGCCGATGGAATGCCTTGCTCTTTTATTGAGCCGATTCGCAGTCTTCAGATGGAGCTTAACGCTCGCTTTACAAAAGCGATTAATTCAATAAATTCACAAAGAATATTTATTAAACAAGGAACGGGCAAGGGAGCTATCAGTGGATTTAAAGATGTGGAGTCTTTAAAAAAACACATTTTCAAGAAAAAGAGCGTCACAATTTTGTCGAATGATGCCGATATTAAGGAATTGGATGGAATTGTCTTGGGGGAAGAACAGGTAAAGTTCTGTGAATTGACCATTGAAATGATGAAGCGTGTTTGCGGTATTTATGATGATATGCGGGGGGGCAATAGTTCACAAACAAGCGGAATTGCAGAACAAATTAGAATTAACAACAGCATTAGAACCAATTCCTTTATTTTTGATCAATTTTCTTTTATGAAAAAAAGAATGTGTTTGTCTGTGCTGAAGATTTTTCAAGAGACGGCAGGTGAAAATTACTATATCCCTGCTATGGAAGAATTCCCCTCTTTTTTAGCTAATCTTGTTATAGAGAAAATCAATGGGGATGTAGAGGTTTTGAATGATATTAATTTCCTTCCTTTCAATCTGGTAATTGAAGAAGTTCCTAACTTTAATTCTTCTCTGGCTATGAAAAAGAACGAATGGCTGCAAGTATTTAGTAATCCTAATGCTGAGCTTCTCGTCTTGAACCCAGAGTTTTTGAAGAATTACACGGATGATCCTGAAAAAATGGTGCGCGGTTTTATGCAAGCCATGCAAATGCGTGCTCAAATTCAATCTGGTGTCACGATGCAGGGTCAACAAGGGCAAACTCCTCCAGGCAATGACGCAGAGGCACAACAACTTATGTTAGCTCAACAATAGGGTATAAAATGACAGAAAAATCTTTAGAAACTGAGAATAAACCTCTAGAAAAAATAGAACAAACTGTAGGAAGTGGTGCCACCTTAAACTCTTCTCAGAAATTCTTTAATGCCAGGGACGAGGCGCGCAAACTGGCGTTGGGTAAGCCCACTCTTGAGACTATTCCTGAAGTGGTCGCAGAGAAAGTGCCGTTAAAGGATAAAGAAAATAAACCTGTCGTTACATCTTCTGAACCTATTAAAGATGACGAAAAACCAGAAGAGTCTCAGGTTAAAATCAAGGAAGAAATGGAAGTTCTGAAGAAGAGATACGAGGACAACAGAAATTACGCTAAAGACTCACAGCGCAGGCTTTCAGAAGTTAAAAAGACTATTTCAAAATTAGAAGAAGATGTCACTATTGACTCAGCAACCGCGCAAATGCTTTTAAAAGCGATTGAATCAGGTCATTTAAATGTTCCTGACGATCTCAAGAGTAAGGCTGAAGGAGTAGAAAGAAAAGAGGAAGATCGGGGATTCTTTGCTCCTCTTTTGGATACGATTACAAAAGATGTATGGGAACAATATCTTGAAGTCACAGAAGACAAAGACTATCAGGAAAAAACAACGGCTTTTGATCGACTTGTTGCTGAATCTTCTGTTGAAGAACAAAAAGAAATCTTTGCAAAAGTCATTGAATCGGGGAAAACTCCCATCAAGATTCTTAAATCTATGCTCAGTATAGGAGATGAGTTTTTGAAAAATGGATTTTCAGATTATCTTCAAGCGGGAGGACTTAAAAAATACACCTCTTCATGGCAAGAGAAAAATAATAAGCTCCAGCAAGAGATTGACAAAATGAAAAAGAAATTGCTAGAATATGAGTCGAACATTGACAAGCCTGCTAAAATGAATATTGGCAAGTCAAGTTATGGAGGTGACGCTCCTAATCGTATTTTGAATCCCCGCGAAGAAGCGGCTAAAGTGCGGTTGTCTCAGATGTGACCTTCCTTTTGTGAAAGTTTTTCTCTCATAAAAGCCCTCTCATCTGAACATTGTCTTTTTTTTGTAAAAGACCCCTTTGTTGATTAAGGAGACTCCCGAAAGGTCTTCCCTCCAATATCATCAAAGCCTTCTCTTTGAAGAAAAAACTAATGTTGTTTTTGTATTTCTCTTGCGAGGATGCAAGGACGTGTTTTTACTTTTAATCAAAGAGAATAGATATGCAATATAGTTTAGATAGCAATTTTCAAGGGTTTTCGGGGATTTATCCCACACAAGTCCTTGACAAGTTTCTCGTAGAATACTGGACAGAATTTCCCCTTGCTCCCTTAACTGGTGATCTGGGACAAAGTTTGGCAAATGCCACCAGTTGTATCGTTGAAGCTCCCTTGGGAAGCCTTTCAAGCAAGGACTCTTTTTCTGTAGCTCTTCCAAAACTTTATGGCGGCGATTATAAACAATTCCGTCAAAACTTCGACAAGCGCGTGGCGTTTGCTCAAAAGCTGAACTCTTCCAAAGATACCATCGCGTATGACTACTATTCTCACGTTATCGAGATGGAGCAGATCAAGTGGCTTTCTTGTGGTCAGCCGCTCATTGCCGATATTCCTGATTACGCTATGCAGGACTTGGCGCGTATGGAAGCTCTTCATACCATGCAAATGGTTATCGAAAGCGTCTATACTAATTTGTATGGCTCATGGACTCCCGCACCTCCTGCCGTTAATGGTATTATGCCGCGCTCTCATCGTGCGGTTGTCGGCGTTGGAAATTACGCTTATAACGCAGCGGCTGCTTTTCCTGCTCAGCTTGCCTTGGCATGGAATGGGCTGCCACGCGCAGATCAAATTCCTACAGTTCAGCACCTTAGAAAATGTTACGCCCTTTTGCGGAGACCAAATGCTTTAGGAGGCTATGTGAAGCCTTATCGCATCCAGATGAAAAATGGATTTTTAGGTGGTCGTTACGCGCTTCTTTGTCCAAGAGGATTTTATAACCAGATTGTCCTTGATCCAGCTTGGACAGGGGCATTTACTTATCGCGGAGGTCCTCTTTTAGAAGGACAGCCCAACGCCGCAGAAGGCTTCGATTGGGTAGGTCATTGTGCAGGCTTTGATATTATCATCTGTGACTTTCTTGATCCTTATCAGAATTCATTTACGGATGGTGCAGTTCCTCTTTTCTGGAGTCTTTGCCTTGGTGCCCAGGCATTCATTAAAGGCGTTTCTCCTCTTAAAGGCATATCAAAGGATATTGTGAATGGTGACGATCAAGTTGTTCTTACATCTCATATGATTAAGGGTGTTAAGGCACTCGTTTACCCAACCATAGAATCTATATGGAATAAACCTGGGTTTGTGGCGTCTCCTAATGACTACGCAGAACAAGGCATCGTTCATAGTTTCACTGTCCAAACAGCAGCTTAATAAGGAGATTTTTTAAGATGTTAAATATTGCTTATAATGCGGTTACAAAACCAGACGCTGCCGCCATAGGCGCCTATGTGCCTATAGTTATTGATGAATCCAAGTCAAAGTTCCTGGCGATGCGGGTTTTGGATATTACGCTGGTTGCAGCGATTCCAGGTGTAGCAAACGCTGTGTATCCCCTCTATACGCCGAGTCGATGTGCGATTACCTCGGTTTTCATTCCACAGGAAACGGCCACAATTTTAGCAACAGCAGTAGGAGCAGCAGTAACAACTCTTAGGTTTGTTGTCTCTGCGGCTGCCGCCACGGCAGGCGTTCTGACTTTAGCGGTAGGAGTAAACAACGTTACTAACGCAATACCTGCGGGAACTGTTTTGCGTGTGATTCTGTTTGAGACTGCTGCCTAATGAATGTTAAAGGTATCCTGGACAATGTGGTTCATCTAAGTATCGGCATCAATGATGAAGATGCCGATATGAGGGAGAAATTGCTGGGATACCTCAATAATGCAGCTTCTGAGATGTATATTTCAGTCTCTTCTTTTGATGAGTCTCTTTTTCAATATCAAACGATTGAGAATTTTGACGAAAGCGTAGAGATAGTCCTGCCAAACGCTCTTTCTGCTGTCAAAAAGGTCAGAAATATTGACCATGAATTCACACAAGTTTCATATGCCGCGTTATTTGAAAAGAAATTTATGGGTCGAGATGAGAATCCTATTTTTTGCATAGATAATACACACAAGACAAATCTATGGCTTTATTCTAATCTGCAAAAACCTTACAATGTTTTTGTTTCCTACCTTTCTGTGTTTAAACCTTTTGATTTTGATACTGAAGAATCTTTCATTCCATTTAGACCAGAGTTCCATACTCTTCTTGTGTATGGAGCCCTTTACTATCTCTACCAAGATATGGACGGGTTTAAATCCAGTGTTAAAGAACAAATTTGTATTTCCGAATGGAAGAATGGCATTAATGAATATCTGGCGTTTCTCATCAATTCTTCTGCTGATTTTGAAAATGCTCATCCTTATACGAGGGTGTAATGACTCTCGCTTATTCAAATTACGATCAAGTTCACCTTAACTTTCCTTATGCGGGGATGAATCGGGATATTGCTCCCCATTTGCTGCCTCCTGAGAATGCCTGGTATTTAGGAAATTTGACTCAAGATTCTTTAGGTAATGGTCTGTTGCGATATGGAACAGAATTGTTTGCTCAACTTGCCGCTGTAGAAGATGGGGTTATCATGCGTTCCTTTCCTTTTGTAACGACAGAAGGACGAGAACAATTACTGTTGTATGTCAGTGTTTTTGCACACGATGAATCTGCACAAAATATTACTCTTCTAGATAATATGATCACTGTTACCACACAATTTCCTGATTTTTATCTCAATGATACGTGGGTTAAGGTTGCATATGTAGATGTAGATGACAATTCCATTACTCAGAAATTAAGAATAACTAACGTTCAGCCTATCCTAAACGGTGTTAGATTTATTGTCCCTGATGCCTGGTTTCCAGATCAAATCCTCGCCGATTCTCTTTCTTATTGTAAGGGAGCGATTTATAAACTGGAGATAGCGTCAAAAGCATTTACAAACGTTTATAACTCTGTTCGTGTTGATTGCATTCCACGAGCCGTTTCTTTTGTTCAGACTCTTGTTTTGTGTAATGGTCTTGATCCTCTTCTTCAATGGGATGGAACGACAATGACCATAGTGTCTGAATGGGTTAAAGAGACTAAAGCAACAGGTTTTTCCGTCAATAATAACGTCTTGACCTTTACGTGTCCTCTTGCGTCTAATCCCGCCAAATATTTAACTGCACAAAGTGTTTTTTTTAATAATCAAGAAGTTCTAATAACAAATGCGACAGTTACAAATACAATCGTTGTCTTGACATTTGGACAAAATATTGTTCTTCCTACTCAGGTATTCTTTAAAGCGTTCCCCCCTCGGTGCAATTTTCTTTATGTAGCGCAGGACAGGATTTGGGGGTTAGGTCAGGGTGCAGCAGGAATCGGATTTCGCTCCTCTGAAGAAGCCACGACTGTATACCGTACAGACAGACCAAATTTAGTCAATAGTTGGACAAATGAACAATCTCAGGAATGGGAGTCTTTTGATTTATCGAGTAAACATGGGGTGGTGGATAATCTTGAAGCCATTGCTCAGGCGGGATCAAGACTTGTGTTTATCGGAAGGGAAAAAACGCAAGTGTATGGTGGACTTGTGGAAAATAATACTTTTTCGTGGCAATCTACAGTGTCTTCTGGGGCTATTCATGGTGATCTCGTTTTTGAGTTAGCAAATGATATCTTTTTTATTAATGCCGCAGGACTTCATTCATTTACAACGCTGAATATTGCCAATCAGTTTGCAGCGACCTCCATTACATCTGTTAATTCTCTTCTGAAGGAGCATGTGATTAATGCTCTGCAATCCAACACTTCTTATCGGGCAAGCCTTACTTTTATCTATAATTTGGGAGCTTTCTTAGGGATTAGAATAGGAAAATCACCCCTTATTCATGCCTTATTTTCAACGCAGCCTTATTTTTTCTCTGTCTTTTCAGGTGATTTTGATGATGCTCATATTGTTTCGCTTGGAAGCCGTCTTTACCTTGTTAAAGATCTCGGTGTTTTATTTTATGGGGACGGAAGAGATGGGACTCCAAAAGTTTACAATGATCGAGGCGTCCCCATTGTAGGATCGTGGACACAGCCCTTTAATCAGACCCAAAGGAATCTCTTTTTCTCTTATCGTGCGTCATGTTTAGCCGATTATTCCAACCCGTTTGTTGAAGAAGCAGAAGATGGTATTTTCCTAGACGTTTACAATGATCGTCCTCAAACAACCTCAGTAAGAGCAAAAGCACTTTTACAACCGCGAAAGGATGTTTTGAAGGGTATAGTGAATGATATAGAGTTCGGCGGAAGATTTAAAACACTCTCACGAGAAATGAAGACAAGAGGGGCAGAGTCTTGGCTTTATTTGTCTGTGATTTCTTCCAATAGTTTTGTTGTCATCAAAAAAATCATTCTTTATGGCAGGAGAGATCGATAATGGCTTACACAAGGCAAAATCCTAATCTTTTTACAACCACAAATGCAGGAAAGGCAGATCTTGATATAGAGTTCAATACTGCTGTTGGTCGTGATAATGATTTGCTCTTGAGAATTGCTGCGATTGTACAAGCTGCGTTACCTGGACTTAATGATGCTCGCAATATCAGCAAGGTTCCAACAACAGATGGGGCTAACCTGAATTGGGCGAAAATCGATTCTTCTTTTTTTAATTTAAATTCAGTAGATGGGTCACTTGTTTTACAGGAGGCGTCTGTTCCGCAAAATGCTTTGGGTGTGGGCTCAGTAGGAACTCTTCAAATTATTGATGCAAATATTACTTTGAGTAAAATGGCGATCGATTCTATTTCAAATGCAAATGTGATCGATAATACTTTATTGCTTCCTAAGATGAGGTCAACAGGACATAGCTGTTTTTTGGTCGGAAGTGATGCAAATTATAATTATGCAGAAATCACTTATAATACAAATGGATCAGACCTTTGGAAAATTCCCACTCAAATCGCTCAAAAAGCCACACCCTCTCTTCAGAATATATGGGATATTTTCAACATCGCTCCAAATACTCCTTTTAATGGCGCTCAGATTGCGCTGAATACGATTACAGGTGCTCAGATTGCCCCCCTGAGCGTCCCTACTACAGATTTAAAATCAAACGGCTATGCTGCTGTTGTTTGTGCCAATAGGACGGATTACTCCTTTGCCGAGGTTCAGGTAGGTCCTCTTCAGGTTGTTTCTCGTGGAAGCAATAGCAATGCCCTATCTGCCTTTAATTTATCAGATATATTCAATAATGAAGCAGGAACGCCATATAAGGGATCGCAATTACAAGATGGGTCTGTTTCTAAAACAAAGATATTAGAACCCGTCACTACATTTGCATGGGCTAGAGTAGACGGGGATGGCAATATCTTAAAAGGATACAATGTTCAGTCTGTCGTCCCAAATGGGACAGGTCTATACACTGTGAAGTTTTTATCCTCAGCCCCTAACACGAACTACTGTGTCACGATGAACGCGTTTAATGGAAATGGACAAAATACTATTAGTGTTGGAAACGTTTACGAAGGCACTCAAACCACGGGGCAATTCGATGTTTGGACAAAGACAAGCGGCATCTATACCAATACAGGCTTCTATATTACGGTGTTTTCAGCGTGATGAAAAATATGATAAAATGCGTTGAATTTAAAGGGGTTGGTCATGGGATTTTTCAGTGATTTTTTTGGAGGGGGAGATGAAGCTCCTTCAGCACCTGTAATTGCATCTCCTCCCCCCCCTAAAGATATAAGAGATTTTTACAATTATCTTGCGGGTGTCAAGTATGTAAAAGGGAAAGACGCCAATGGAAACGAAATAGATCAAGTGATCCGCCTTCCCAGAAGCAAAGAAGATCAAGCTTTTTTTTCAGAAATGGAAGAAGGAGTGCGTGAGAACATCCGCAACATTAAAACCATTGCTCAAAAAAATCCTGCTCAACTACCACAATATATGCGGTTCATTAATGGGCTGGCTCAACTGGATCAGGAAACCGTCAGAGATTTAAACGCTGTGGCTGGTCTGGAAGGAATAGAGAACGATGTAAGATATTTCAGGGATATTTCTACCCAATATCTCAATGAACGCTTTGACGTTCAATCTCGTGCTTTGGAAGATAGTTTAGCACAAAGAGGTTTGTCCAGATCCTCGCAAGGGGACAGAGAGCGTAGAGAACTTACGCGAAGGATTGACAAAGCTATGATCGATAATGACTGGAACGCCTTACAATATAGTGAGAATTTAGCTTCTCAGAAATTCGGCAACCGCATGACAGGGTTTAATGCCCGTCAGATTGGCAGGCAAGCACAAGCAGGGACTTTGCAAACTGAATATGGCGCAGAACGTCAATATTACGCCGATAGTGAAGCTGAAAGAGCGGCAAGAATTCGAGAACAGGCTGATATTGCGAATACACAAAATTCTCTCATCACGCAGGACTATCAAAAAGCGATGGGCGGCAATGTGGAGCAACATGCCTTGAATCGATACAGTGCTGATAATCAAATACAGATGCAGCACTACAGTGCTGATGCAAACAGAAAGAATATGAACTATCAGAATCAGATGGCGCAATATAATGCCAATGCACAACGCCCCACGCTGGGAGGAACGCTCCTGAGTCTGGGAGGCACCATAGGGGGAGCTATGCTCACAGCCCCTTCTGGCGGCATTATGGGGACATCTCTTGCGGGAACTCTGGGTAACAAAATAGGAAGTTGGTTATCATAATGCCTAAAACTCCTCAAACTGCTTTAGATCGTCAAATGAAAGGCATCGATCAGGATGTAAGCCTGTTGAAAGCCGCTCCTGACCTTATGAAAATGGATCAATCGCTCTCTCCTTCTGCCGTGGATGCGGAAATGTTTGGAGAGATGAGAAAAAGTCTGGGTTCTTCTGATCGTCCCAAGCGCGGTATCTATGCTTTACTGGATGGCGTCTTCCTCGGCGCTCAAATGGGATCAAAGAAAAAGCTGCAAGGTGAAATGCTTGAAAAATATAAAAAATGGAAAGGCATTGCCGATGAAGTGTTCGATACCCGAGATGCTACCCGAAAAAATTTAGCTGAAAAGGCAAAAGAAGAGCAAGTTTTGGATAGTACGGGCAAGTTCGCTACCGATATGTTCAGTACTGCTAACAGCGGACTCTCTCAGGATGAGATTGATCGTGCCAATGCAGAAATCTATGAAAATATGAAAAGCGTCCATCCTGAACTTAAAGGAACGCAGTTTGCAAGCTCACCTCAAGGGAAGAAGTTTTTCAATATTCTCGATCAGGAAGGCAATCCCCGCGTCTACAATTACCAGTCCATGATGAATCCCCAAACGTGGAATAACCTTATTGATGCCAAGACTAAAGAAATTACCGCAGATGCCCGTACAATGAGTGCTGAGGCGAGTATGAAACGGGCGGAATTGGAACCCCAACGACTGAATATCGATCAGCAACGAGTGAATGCTTACAACAGGGATATTTCTAACAGGTGGAATCCTAAATCTCAGTTCCTTAAAACATCGGCTGAGGGACAAGGCAAGAAATCAGGTGAACGTGTTATTGAATTGGAAAATCAGATAGACCACTGGGACGATACTTTAGGACGGGTTCAAACGCTCAAATCTCTGCTTACAGACCCTAAAAGAGATGTTATCACAGGAAATACTTTGGCAGCCAAAAGCCGCCGCTTATGGGCTTCTTATGCAGGCACACAAGCTTTATCTGATTCCGAGCTTTATGACGCTATTGCGGGGGGATTGTTTGGGTTTGTGAAAGGCGAGGAGAAATATGGTAACCTTAACCAAAATGAGTTTGGCTTTTTGACGGGACGTCTTCCCTGGGCTGAGAAGACCAAGGCAGCGGCATTAGGTCTTATTAACCAGTTCGAAGCTACCTTGAATAAGCAGATAGCGACAGCCACTAAAAGGATTGGAGAAACTCCTAATGCTAATCCTCTCCCCAAATCAGAAGCTGGTCAGGGTGAAGGAGCAGGAGCAGAGAAGGGGAGTGGGGGTGGGACTATTACCCTGCTCAAATATGGGAAAACCAAAACAATCCCAACTACTGATTATGCCAAGTCAAAAGCATTAGCTAAACAGCAAGGGTTTGGAGTTGTTGAATAATGCCACCAAAAGTTGCACAAAATGATGATCCTTTCGCTTCTTTTGAAGCTGAATCAGCCAAGTTAGGGTTGATGCCAACTGAAGGCTCAAATCAAAATATACCTTCACAACAAGTAAATGAACCTGATCCATTTGCTGGTTTTGAGGCAGAGTCTGCTAAATTAGGTCTAACTCCTGACCAACCAGCACAGCCAAAAACAGATAATCCGTTCAGCTCTCTTGACATGTATGACGGCTCTCTTGGAAGTGCTTTTAATGTCTTTTCTTCTCTTCCGCAAGAAAAGAAGCAGGAAATGTTTGATGATACCCTTCGATTGGCTTTAAAAGCTCCTACAGCAGCTTTTGGCACTATCTTGGACTTCTTTACTACAATGCCACTAAATGCAGCCGTAGATGCTATTAATGGTCTAGCAAGGACTAATATTCCTCACGCTAAATCTTTTGAACATAAAGCAGAAGAAGGAATTGATTATATTACTGGAGGACATACAAAGGGAGGGGGGCATGTTTACGATGGTGTCAAATTAGCTAGAGAGCTTGCATTACCTTATAGCTTTGCAACCCGTCTTACTCTTGGTGCTTATGAGATGATTAAGGATTCTCCTGTTCTGATAGAAGTTTTAAAGAAAATAGGCACGAATAATCCGAAGGCTTTAGCGGGTGCAGTTGGTGCTGGGGCAGCTATGCACGAAGCAAAAGAGGATGACGTTGGCACTTTAGGCACGATGGCTTCTGGCGTTGGGGCAGCGGCTGCGGTAGAGGGCGTTTTGTCAGTGTCTAATCCAAAAGAAGCACTTTTGAAAGCAGGAACAAAACTTGCTGGTGTCGGAAAAAAATCATTGAAAGTAGACGTTGCCGAATCAGCAAAGAATATAAACGTTGACTCTCAATTAGCTATGGTCACAGATAGTGTAGGCGTAGCTTTGGCAAATCAAATGGTTAGCAAGATTCCGTGGCTTGGGGATAAGCTAAGGGAAGCCTTTAAGAATACATCTGAACAATTCCAAAAATCATTTAACTCTATTCTTGATAATGTTGGGGATTTAAAAGAAAAGAGCGAAGCTGGTATAAAGGTGGCATACAATAAATTACAAACCCTTACAAAGAAGGACGATTTTGTTGATTCTTCTTCTGTACTAGAAAAAATTACCAATATAAGAGAAGAGTTGCAGACATTTTTTCATGCCAAGCCAACTAAAAGCCTATTCACTATTTTTGATGAAATTGAAGAAGGGTTAATGAAAGGAAATAAAGCAGAAAAATTACCAGACGGCTTCAACAATATGAATAAATCTGTCCAAGCTCAACTTTTAAAAGAAGCTAAGTCCAAAGGATCACAAGTTTCTGTTCACGAAATGGTTAATGCGAAAAAACAAATTAATAGAGCTATGCGAGATAAGGATTTATTCGACAGAAACGATAAAGACGCTTTGGAATATTTGAAGGGCGTAGGAGCAACTATTGACTCAATATTACACCAATACGGCACGACCAAGAATCCTGAATTTTTAGATAGCTTGAGAACTGCGAATCAATTGTTTGCAAAAACAGCCAGAAGGGAATCATTAGAGGATTTGTTTTCTGGTGTTATTTCTGGGGGTGCTGATTCTACTGTTCAGTACAAGGGGCTTTATAAGATACTGGAAGATAGAGACAATCAAAAAATGCTTTTAAATAATTTTGGAGAGAAAAATTATAACAAATTGCAAGATTTTATTAATGTTGCAAAAGGAATAGATGCGGCGGCTAAAAATGTTCTTAATCCGTCTGGGACTGCTATCGTTGGTTCTGTGATTGGATTTATTCAAGGATTGGTGTTCGGAACGAATCCAGTGCCTACAGCTCTTGGGGCGCTTGGAGCTTTTGGGACTCAAAAACTACTTACAAGTCAAAAGTTTATTGATATTGCAACCGAATTTGCAAAAAAACCAACCCCCGCATTGGCAAATAGACTGAATAATGTTGTTAAAGAAAACACAGGTCTTAGCATCCAAATGATTATGGATAATATAGAAAAAATTGAACCAATTAGAGAAAATGAAAAAAATTAACGTTTTTTCTTTCTCCGTCCATATTTATCACGAGCCATATCAATAATTTCTCCAAGCATCCATAAGAATAACGAAACAAGTATGGCTGTTAATATGAAGCATCTTTTTCCACAAAAAAATTCATTCAACACATAAAATATTGCGTATATTGGGAGTATTAAAAACAACACCTCACCCATCACCTTCGTAATTTTTTGATATGTTGTCATTCCGTAAAATGGTGATTTTTTATCTTTTTTCATTTTTTTCACTCCTTTTATATTCTTAATTATTTCTTTTTTTCTTCAAAAATGCTTTTTAAAAGTTTTGCCATTATAAAGTCATGTAAAATAATTTTTTTTCTTATTAAAATTAGCTCTTCAAAAATAAGAATAAATTCTTTTTTTCTAACTCGTTTAAAGCCAAACTACCTAACGAAAGACCCAAAGCAACTATTCTAGGTACTTTTACGTGTGTTTTTTTATTTTCTTCTTTTTCAAGAGATTCAAGCTTAGAAGAAAAATGTTTTGTTTTTTCTTGGAATTGTTTTATTAATTCATCTCTTCCATTCATGAGCTTTTCCCCATCATAGTCATCAATCTTTTTATAAAATTCATAGATATTCGAATCTTCTTTGCAAAATAGAAACGCTAGATTAGCCATGCTATGAAGGAAAACATTGAATTTATTTTTGTCTTTTTCGTCTACTATTTTATATAAATCCCCACCCAAGTAAAATTCATCTAAAATTCTCATGGTCATGAATTCATTCAATGCTTCTTTCTCCCGTATAATCTTTAATGTTAATTTTTTTTTGATCACATCCGCTTAAAATTAAGGAGACTATTAGAAATAAGCAGGCGCAAGGATAATGCCATTGTACTGATGTAATTTTCTTGATTCTGTTTGTGAATG